GGGGGGGCCGATGCGGAAGGTGATGCAGAGTTTGCCGAGCGTGTGCGGCTCGCGCCAAACAGCTTTTCGGTAGCCGGCCCCAGCAAGGCCTACATCTATCACGCAAAGTCGGTGAGCTCTGCGGTGATTGACGTGTCGGTTGTGTCTCCGGTGCCGGGGGAAGTAGATGTCTACCCGCTACTGGAGGGAGGCGTGCTTCCCACTGAAGAAGTTCTTGCGCAGATTCGCGACTACCTGAGCTCAGACACGATCAGGCCGCTCACTGACTACGTTCAGGTACTTTCGCCCGAGGCGGTTCCCTATGAGATCGTGCTGCATTACTGGATCCTTGATGAGGACAAGCCCAAGGCGCAGTTCATTCAGAAGGCTGTGAATGAGGCAGTTGAAAGCTACCGCGTATGGCAGCAGTCAAAGATCGGACGTGACATTTTGCCCGGGCGTCTGGTGGCGGCTGTGATCAACGCCGGTGCTGCCCGCGTGGATGATTCGAGCATGCAGCCGTCTTCGTTTGTGCAACTCACCGGCAGCAAGGTAGCGCAGTGCACCAAGGTAACGGTTGTTTATGAAGGCACAAAGGCGGAATAGCGATGGCAATTGAACTGGAAAAAGTGGTTCTGGATGACCTGCTGCCGGATTCGATTGCAAAGGATGAGGGTGTTGCTGCTGCGGCCAAGGCCATTGATCCGCAACTTCAGATTGCTTCGGGGTTTGTGGATATTCCGTCGATCTACGTTTCGATTGACCGTCAGTCGAGCACGGCCCTGGATCATCTTGCAACACAGTATGACGTTTCGGTGTGGCGCGACACATGGCCTTTGGCCGTTAAGCGCAGTGTGCTGAAAACGGCCATTGCCGACAAACGGCGAAAGGGAACGGTAGAGGCGGTCAAACAGGCGCTTGCGTCTGTTTCTTCTGCGGCTGTTATCCGGGAGTGGTGGCAGAAAACGCCGAAGGGAGAGCCACATACGTTTGAGATCGTGGCAACTCAGGCTGACGTCGAGGGAACTATTGACGTTGAGATGCAGGAAGACATTGTGTCTCTGGTTGATGACGCAAAACCCCTGCGAAGTCATTACACCCTGACGATTCAGCAGAACGCCAAGGGCGGAATCAACGCGGCGGCGTACCTGAGACCGCTTGTCCTTGCGCAGATTTATCCCACGGACGCATCGGAAGTCAGGTCTTCCGGAACGGTTGGAATTGTTGCTGCAGTGCGACCGCTTATTAAGCGGCGGCTGGTGCTGGCGGCAGAGGAGAGTCGAAAGTGAAAATGGTCGTGACCAAGGTCGGACGACAGGCCATTGTTAATGCCGGGCAGACCGGGACGAATGCCGTGACGATCAGCCACATTGGCGTGGGCGCGGGGAAATACACCCCCTCCGAGTCGCAGACGGCGCTCACGGAGGAAATCAAGCGGTTGCCGATCATCGAGGGCGGCGGCACAGGAGACGGTGCCATCCATGTAGCGATGCAGGATGCCGATGCTCAGGCCTATACGGTTTATGAGGTCGGCATTTTTCTTGCCGACGGAACGCTTTTTGCGGTTTGTTCGCAGACAGAGCCCGTGGTTCAGAAAACGAAGGCAACTGAACTGTTGCTGGCCCTTGACGTGACGTTTGCCGATGTGGACGTGAAGTCGATCCAATTCGGGGACGTGAGTTTCGGCAACGCGGCTGCCACTACGGCTAACGCCGGTGTTGTCCAGCTTGCAACGGACGATGAGGCAAAGGCAGGAACGGACTCTCAGAAGGCTCTGACGCCTGCGGCGATGACAGCGGTTACTGCAACCACTGAAAGGCGCGGCCTCATTGCTCTCATTACGACGGTCGAGGCCGTTGAGGGCACAGACGATCAGAAGGCTGTTACGTCAGTAGCGCTTAAGGCGGCAGTTGATGCGAGAGCTGCAAGCCTGGCTGAAGCGCTCAGGGGCGTTTCTGCCGACAAGTTCATTACGCCTTCGGTGCTCCGGCAGGTGACGGCAACGAACGGCCGTCTGGGGCTTGTTGAGCTTGCGACAGAAGAAGAGGCTGTGAGAGGTATTGACGAAACACATGTGCTGACGCCGGCCACTGCCGCGGCTTTGTTTGCGCGTCTGATTAATGATTGGGCTGCTGGGAAGGGAGGTGAATGATGGCTGCGGCAAGTATGTTGATTACCCAGGCAGGTCTTGCTGAGATCATTAACGCGGAGCAAAACGGTACAACTCCGGTGGTGCTCACACAGGTCGCTTTCGGAACAGGCCAGTATGAGGCATCTGTCGGAACGACGGCCCTTGAGGCTGAATTTAAGCGCCTCACAGCGATTGCCGGCGGCGCTATCGGCGATAACCGCCTGCATGTGTCGGTTCGTGATGACAGTGCGGATGCTTACACGGTTTATGAGGTCGGTATCTACACGGATTCCGGAACGCTCTTTGCCGTCTGCTCCCGGGCCGTGCCGATCATCCAGAAGGCTTCGATTGCTGAGGCCTTTATGGCGATTGATCTGGAGCTCACGAACATCAATCCGGATTCTGTCACGATTGGGGATACGAACTTCCAGCTTAACGGTGCAACCACCACCAAGCGCGGCATTGTCGAGCTTGCAACGGACGCAGAGACCGTTGAGGGCCGTGACGGCTCACGCGTGGTAACTCCGGCGGGGCTCAAAACGCTGACTTCGACTGATGCAAGACGCGGTCTCATTGAGATTGCAACAGATGCTGAGGTTGCTGCCGGTGCGGATAAAGAACGGGCGGTGACGCCTTATGGCCTTACCAAGCGGACGGCCACAAAAGACCGAACGGGCATGGCAGAGCTTGCGACACCGGAGGAGGTTGTAGCTGGTGAGGACGATTCGCGCATCGTGACGCCGGCAGGGCTCAAGTCGCTGACGTCCACACAGACACGGGCCGGGCTCATTGAGATCGCCTCGACCGAGGAAACGCTAGCCGGAAGTGATGCAACAAGAGCTGTGACGCCGGCGGGTGTGGCAGCGCTTCGACATGGAAACGGCGAGAGAAGTGTTCGTGCTGACGGTAAGCCGTCCTATGGTCTGACGTAGTGAGGGCTTAATCGTGACGGCAAGATTTAACTTCGAGATTTGGCGCGGGACGGATGCTGATTACGTTTTAGCCCTCAGGGACGGTCGCGGACCGATGGATCTGACAGGGTTTGAGGCCGATATGCAGATCCGCAGCGCAGAGGATGATACGTGGCTTGACTCTCTGAAGACCTCCGATGAGCGTCTTGTCATTGAAGACGGAGGGCGCATACGAATGACCTTCCCGCGGGGAATTACGGCCGAGTACACACCCGGCCGTTTTTATTGGGACTTACTCATTGAATCACCGGACGGTCGCCTGACACGGGTGATTGACGGTTGGATTTGTGTTCATTCGGGGGTGAGACGTGTTTGACGGAAACAGAAAAACCGGGATCGCGCCGGCGGACTTTGTTCTGCGCAAGTGCTTTCCCGGTCAGGTCAGGCCGCAGCATTCACCGGATGTTGTGGTTGTTGAGGTTCCCGGCATTCAGGGGCCGGCCGGAGCAAAGCACGGGGTGCTTTTTACGGAGCAAAACCTGACTGAGGAACAAAAGGAACAGGCCCGGAAGAACATCGGCGCGGTGTCGCTCTTGCAGTCGATTGAGATCCAGGGCTTCTCCGTCCGCTGGTGCGGGCGGGTGCTGGAGGCTTCAAGTGCAGGGAATCCCCTGGACGAACTTGAGCCAAAGAAAAACGTGCGCGAAGGCGATTCTGTGATTGACGCATCGCGCAATCTTTATCAGATCGTCCGGATTGATCAGGCGGCGGGGACATATTCGATTACGAAGTCGCTTGCGCGTCTGGGCGTTTTGGACTACCGGGAGTTAAGCAACCTCCCGCATCTCGGGAAGCTTTCAGAGCTTGACTATGTAGGCCGGACCGAGCTTTCTACTTCAATTGATTTGGGGAATATTTAAATGGCTGAACCGATTCAGATTCAACAATTGGGCGGTACCACTGAGCAGCTTGCCGGCTTTACCGGTAAGGACAAGGTCATTGTCATCAATACGGATACACACCGTCTGCACATTCAGGACGGCAAGACTCCGGGCGGTCTGCCGGGTGCGTTGCTGAAGGATGTCACCGACGTCCAGAAGGAGACCGAGACCAACGCTGCGGCCATTGCGGCGTTGCAGAAAAAGACTGATGCTATGCAGACTACGTTGGACGGCAAACCCAACATCGATGATACGGCCAAGGCTGCCAACAAGGTCTACAGCTCTCAGAAGACAGAAGATTTGGTGACGCAGGCCAAACAGCAGGTTAAGAATGATCTGCTTAACGGTGTCGGCGCTGAGATGGATACGCTCAAGGAAGTTGCGGATGCCATCAAGAACAACAAGGACGCTCTCACGGCCTTGCAAACAGTTGCCGGCAAACATGTGAGTTATGAGGCACAGCAGCTCACGAGCGAACAGAAGACGCAGGCCCGCACGAATATTGATGCCGTGTCGAGAGCACAGCTTTCTGCAAAGCTCAACGGGACCGTGCTCAAGGCGGGAGCTGCTACCGAAGGTGGCGGCAGCGAAGCAATCGGCCTGAACAGTCTCACAGACGAAGGAGAGTTTATTGTCCCGACGGCAAAGGATCGCCCCAGTGGTGTCTCTGACACGTATCAGAACCTTCAGGTCTCTGTGCGCAGAAGCGGATCTGTGATTCTGCAAGTTATCCGCGGTGTTGACGGTGATCAGGGACGCGTCTTTATGCGTACCGGTACGGCTGCCGGCGGCGGGACTGTGACGTGGGTTGCGTGGGCGGAGGTTGGCGCAAGACAGGATCTGTCCGGATATGCGACCAAGAAAGAACTGCAGGACACGGACAAGAAGGCGCAGTAGGGTATCAATGATGCCAAGACGGCCAATGACGCCATTGCAGCTTTGGGGGCTTTGGCGCACAAGAGTCAGATTTCTCCTGCTGACCTGGCAGCTGATTTTGACCTGGGGAGCATTGCCTGATGAATTACCGGAAGACCGTTTACTGGGGGACTTCTTCCAAGATTGCCTCAACGGCCGCTACGGCGGGCGTTATGGCGATCAACACGGACACCAAGCGAGTGCATGTGTTTGACGGGAAGACCAAGGGCGGTCATCCGGGGGCTCTGCTGTCGGAACTTCAGGCGGCTGAAAAACGAATTAAGGTTTTGGAGGCCGCCTCGAATCTGACGGTAAAGGCTTTTGGAGATTCCCTTGAAAGACCGGCAGACAAGCCGACTTATGGGTTAACCTGAAGGAGTTTCTGATGTTGAAGCAGAGAGACGTCTGTCTGATCTCAAAGGATCCGACAGACGGGGTAACAACGATTGATATGCCGATCACGCGCATCGGCAATGTGGAAGATGCCGCGAAAGTGGCAACGAGCGGGAATTATTCGGATTTGAGCGGCACTCCGAAGTCGCTGAAAAATCCTCAGGCGCTTACTTTGCAGATCGGCGGTGTGACGAAGGTGACGTATGACGGGAGCAATAAGGCTACGTATAACGTAACGCTTCCGAAGATTCCGACGAGCCTCAAGAGTCCGTATGCACTGACGATTAAAAGAAATGGCACGAAGCTGGGGGATTATGACGGCGGCAAGGCGGTCGCAGTCGACATTCAGCAGAAAAAGCTCACTGTCAATGTGAACGGCGTAAAGGTCGGGGAATACAACGGTGATGTCGATCAGGTGATTGACATCACAGTGAGCGAAGGGGCTCAGCCCGGTGATTACAAAATGATTGCCGGCAGCACGATCCCTGACGGTTGGCTTTTATGTAACGGTGCAGCGGTCTCCAGAACGACCTATGCAAAGTTGTTTGCGGCCATCGGTACCCGGTATGGATCAGGCAACGGCTCTACCACGTTTAATTTGCCTAATTTCAATGGTAGGCATGTGTTGGGCACAACCAACACGGGAAACCTCGGTAGCTACGTAAGTGCTGGGTTACCGGACATAACCGGCTATGCGGAGGTCAGAGGCATAGAGAACGATCCTAACCGTATAAGCACAGGAGTTTTCTCAGTGCAAACGGCTACCAATGACGCTTATTCATCGCACAAACCGACCGAGCCTAATACTGTGCCCGGGCGACTGGTTTTCTCGGCATCTGATTCAGACAGCACATACGGTCGCTCTTACGGAGTATCGGTTGCCGCAGCTTATGTTCTGATGATAATCAAGGAATAGGCCGCAGCAACGCTTACTGAGTATGATCGCCCATATATGTTGTTTGAGTTTGAGGCATAAAGCCTCAATTCAGGCCAACTCTTATCGCCTACCGTATGCCCGGCGTAGTTATGGGTCTTTGACATATTTGCGCCAAAAGCTCCGTAGGTGTCTTCAATTGCCTCTACCCCGTAAAAAAAGGCTCCTCCAGTTATGTCCGGTGCCTAAACTGTCTATAAATCATCAGAAGATAGGGGGCTGAATACTGGTG